TGTCTTACACCTTGGTCACGTAATAACACTTGTGCAATTTCATAGTAGTGTTGTTGGTCAACTAATGACTCTTTCTTTGCATGTAGAATGTTTAGTTTGTCTTCACTGTCGTCTATTCTACTCTGAACGTCTCCATTACCCTGTCCTTCTTTTTTAAGTTCTTCTATTTCTTTTTGAATCTTTTGGACAAACTTCTGATTGGATACAACTTCTGTTTGTAGAATACCAACTTCCTTTTGAACTTTAGTTATTTGGTCTTGGATTCCGTTGATTTCTTGGATTCGGGTATTAAGGTCTTCGACTTGTTCATCAAGTGTTGCAATCGCCTCCTTGATTTCTGAGATTTTAGTCTGTTTCTCCTCAATGTGCTTCTTCTTATGTTCATGGTCTAATCCCTGTTTGCATGTTGGACAATCGTCATTGTTTTCATAGAACTCAATGTCTTTAAGTGCTTTCTTTCTAGCATTTTCAAGTCCAGCTTCCATGTCGACAACTTGTTTGAGTCTAGTTTCTTTCGAATCTTTATCACTGATACTGGTTGTTTTCTCCACCACATTTTTCGTCTTTTCATCTATGTCTCCTAAAAGGTTATTAATATTCTCTTGAGTTTCATCAACAGTAGATTCATATTTTAGGATTTTCGATTCACGATTTTCACGAAGTGCATTAAGTTGTTCATTCAGTCCGTTAATTCTTTCTTCAAGTAAGTCGATTTCATGATTATTCTCTCTAACCTCAACAGTATGGTTAGAAATCTTTTTCTTAAGGATATCACCCATTGTAGAAAAGATTGATATATCCAAAAGGTCTTCCACGAGTTTACGTCTTTCAGTTGCCTTTAATTGCATGAAAGGAGTAAAGTTTGCTGACCCGAGGATTGCAACTTGAGTAAAGGAACGATAACTCATTTTGAGTATGTTCTTTTCTAAGTGTTCTTGATAGTCTCTGACTGTTGCGTCTTGATTGACGAATACGTCATTAACATAGAGTTCGAATTTGTTTGGTTTTGCACCCCTAATGACCTTATATTCTTTTTTACCAATAGAAAACTCCACCTCAACCCAAAGGTTTCCACCATTGATAGAGTTGATTAGAAGGTCTTTTTTGAGGTTTCTGAATCCCTTTCCATACATACCGAAACATAATGCATCAAGTAATGTAGATTTACCAGCACCATTATCACCTAAGATAAGTGTTGTTTGGTGTTGGTCTAATTGTATTTCAGTAAATTTATTTCCACTGGATAGTAAGTTCTTATATCTTACTTTCTTAAAATTTATCATAGATAGTTATGTTCGTCTAAAGCCTCATTGTATAGTGACGACATGAGTTCTGAAAGTGGTTTTTTCTTTCCTTGTATTTCTAACCCGTCAATATAGTTGTTTAATATAGTTAAAGTGTCTTCGATATCTTCTATATCATCGTCACCATAGAAATCCATGTGTTTGTTGTCGTCCACTACTGCAACATGTAATGGATTACTTGCATGTAGTTTATCTAAGAATGTATCAAACCAATATGGATTTTCTTTGTTCACTACTATAACTTTTACAAACTTTCCAGTGTATTTTGAATAGTCTTGATTTGAAATTGTTTCGAATGTTTCTTTTTCGTCATCATAGAATGACTTTTCGAACATAGTAATTGGATTTAAAATTGGGGTAAGTTCTTGTGTATCAGTATCAAAGATATGAAAGTATTTGTTATCTCCATAGTCTGACCATGTAAATTGCATTTGAGACCCAAGATATCTGATATTTGCAAATTCAGATTTTTGGTGGAAATGACCACTCAAAACTGTTTCAAATCTTTTTACATAAGAATGGTCTAGTCCGTGTTGACACGTCATGCCTGGCATCATTAATGCACCTTCAAATTCGAAGTGTCCCATACACCAACTTGCATTTGCACTCATTAAAAAGTCAACTGCATCTGCATAGTTCTCGGGATTAATCCATGGAGACAATGCAATGTTAAATCCGTCATACTCTTTAACTTCATGTTCTACAATAACATTTACATTTGGTTGATTGTATAAAAGAAGTTCGGGTGCATTCACCTCATTTGTATTCTTATAATAAGTATCATGATTACCTAGGATTAAATCCATAGTAATACCTCTCTCATTCATAGGGTCAATGAAGTGTTTGATATTTGCTTTCATAGAGGAGAAGTTTATATACTTTCTTCTATCAAAGTAATCACCTAGGTGAATGATATGATTTATATCATTTTCATCTAAGTATGGAAAGAAGACTTCATTATAAAATCTTCCTTGATAGTCTGACATGGCTTCCATGTCACCACGGACACCACAATGGGTATCATTTAGCAACGCTATTTTCATTCAGTGAATTTTTCTAAGTTAGTTGATTTTTTTACTTTTTTTGTTCTTGACTTACGTGGTTCGTATTCGACCCTATTCATATTTTCTTGCATCCATTCCACATTGGTGTTGGTCAAGGTTGGGTCATGTATTCCATCGATTGTATCGAATGCACTTGTTATCATTCCAGCAGCGTCTGTTGCTTGTTGTTTAATGAAGACTTGTTTTTTCTCCTTTTGGATTCTTCTGAGGAATGCATAATAACAAATTTGTGTTATGTATGCAAATGCGTTAGTTGATTTCTCGGGGTTGAAATTTCCGATATACTGAATACAATTTTCAATTGCATCACATATCATTTCATCTCTGTATGTGTAGTTGATAAAATTAGGACGAGTCGATAATCGAGTCGCAATCTTATAGATACATTCACCAATGTATTCTGTCATTTGAGGTTTAGACTTACCTTTCTCTTCTGCAAGTTTACATGCAATGTTAAACTCGGAGACTGCAGCTGTAAACTCTTTATTGTTTACGTAATGCTCTGCCTTTTTGGGGTCTTTTTTAGTAGTCATGTATCTATTATACACCAAATACGTTATTTTGTAAGAGGGTTTTAAGTATTTATTTTTTTAATTTATTTACCAAAACCCACTAGACAAATGGGAAAAGTATGATAAAATAAATATGTTGCTGCGTTGGAATATACTAATAAGGGATTAAGTGTAAGTTATAACTCTACTCTTTACAGGATTATTGATTGCACGACTCATTCTATCGATATCACCAACGGCAAGTTCAAACATACACCAACCTAAAACTGTATATACTATATAGTGTTTCATATGAACTGGTTTATTGTCCAAAAGGACAACAACATAAAACCGAAAACGAGGACTTGCACGACTGACATCACTGCAATCTGTTTCATTGGGTGAACTTCTTCTATCTTATCTAAAACGGACACATCAGGAGAGAGATTTACGTATTGTAAGATTTTCTCTTCTTTCACTTTAGTTCTACCTCTATAAACTTACCAATCATATTAATTTGTGCATCAGTTAACATTCCTGCTTGAGACCACATCGTGGAACTCATTGCACCGACCTCACCTCTATTCTTATAAGTGTTAAGTCTGTCAACTATGTAATCTGAACTTTGACCAGCAAGTTTTGGGAAGACTGCCATACCTTGACCTTCTGCACCATGACATGCGGCACAACCACTCCATAGACTTCTGATATCACTGAACTCATCTAAGTTTGCAAGAGCTTGTTTTGCTTTGAGTATGTCTACACTTGTTCCGTTCAATGCAACATAGTCAACATAACACTGACCAGTGCATGAAGTATTACTACTATATCCACTGTATTCTAAGTTTGGGTATACTTTAAGTGTAAAGAAGGTTGCTATTACTAAACAACCGATTAATGTCATTCCTAATTCTCTCATTATTATATTCCTGTTATTGATATTACAGACACTAAGAAGACAGCCACAAGTGTGCTTATCTCCAAAGTGTCTCTAAGTTTGTGTTTCATTAAAACATTCTCATCGATGATGCATAAAACATTATGATGAATGGTAGTAAAAATGGAAGAGTCATCAGCACTAGAAATTCGATAGTTTCAACAATGCTCTTTTTAGTCTTTCGACTTGCATGGTTAATTTCTCTAGCTTTTCGCACCATGCTCTTCGCAAATAAAGTTGCTGTGGTCATGGTTTTCCTAAAATTAAGTTATAAGTATTTTGTATAATGCGATATAAATCTAAATTATACGCATTTATTTAGACAAACTAAAAGTCTAATGAATTTTCTTGGGGTCGATTGGTTTTATTGAGGATTCAAAATCACTCTCAACAATTTCTTCAAAGTATTCATCAAATAAATCTTCTTCAGATACATTCTCTAAAATAGAGTCAACTGCCTTTTTCATATAATCTTTACTAATTTTCTTTAAATCATTTGTTAATGGGATAGATTTAGATTCTACCATTTTTAACCAGTTTGCAGAGGCTTCATCATAAAAGGGAATAAACTGTTGATTCATACTACTTCTATGCAAGACTTGGTCAAAAGGAATTTTGACAATAGGGTCTTCACTCATGGGTGCATAAGGATAGAAGGTTGCAAGTGTTGAATTGACTGGTTGTTGAACTGATAAATGACATATCATAGGTAGTGTGATTTCTATACCTTCAGCAGAGTCTCTTACCATTCCCACAAACTCAGCACCAGTTTTAAGTTTTATAACTTCGTATTTCTGTTCTTTAATTAAGTCTGAAGGTCTTGTCATTTTAAATCAAATTGTTGTATGTTGTAGGAAAAGTTCTCCTCGTTGTATATATTTATACGTTCTTTAAGGTGGTTGAGAGTGTAGTTATCACATTGCAAATCATCTGCAATATCAAATAATCTCATCTCAGTCTTCCCAGTGGTCTTTCTTAGACCTCTACCAATTGACTGCAAGTTTCTTATTCTAGATTTAGAGGGACTTGCAAACACAACGTTGTCGATTTTTTTAATATTAATTCCTGTAGAAAAAGTTCCGTATGATGCTAGTATGACATTATTTTTTTTCTTCCTTGGATTGTCGACTATCTCTCTAACTGTTTCTCTATCTTCCGTGTCGGTTCCACCATGAACATAATGTAAAGTTCCATTCATTCTACTAACCATAGGATTGAACATTTCCCATAATGGTTGTCCATGTTTTTCTATGTATTGAAATAACACGAGTGTATTACCTCTCAGAGAACCAACAAGATTGGTTATAAATTGGTTCCTACTATCACAACTTACCAAGTAATCCATTTCATCTTGGTATGACATTTTTTTCTGTTTTGTATGACGAAGTATGACACAATCAATTTTCAAATTTGCAATTGTTCCCGAATCCATGAGTTCTTTTGAAGTTATGACCTTTTTGACTGGGCCGAACAAACCTTCTAATTGAAGTCTATGAACCTCTGACCCGTCCAAAGTTCCTGTAGTTCCAATACGAATTGCAGTGGTCTTCATCTTCTCCAAGATACCTTTAAGTGTTTGTGCTTTGAATAAGTGTGCTTCGTCACCAATGACAACATCAAAAGACTCTAGCACCTCCTTTGGAGCTTTTGCGAATGATTGCCATGTGGTGACTGTAATAGGTGAATCAAAAACTTCTTGTCCGTGGTATATTTTACAGACTGGTTCTGTATAACCATAATCTACAAAGTCTTTGGTTAACTGTTCCACAAGAGAAGTGGTTGGAACTATAACAATAGTTTTCTTATCATAGTATCGTGCAAGTAAGTATATGATTAATGACTTACCACTTGCAGTTGGAGACAATAGTAATTGTCTTCCATATTTTATAGTTTCATTGAAGGCTTCTATTTGATAATCTCTAGGTTCAAAAGGAAGTTTTAAATCAGCTAACCATTCTTGACTACACTTCTCTGTAGTTTTTTCCCCTATAACATCTTCAATACCACCAAACTCAAATCCACGTTCTCTACAAAATTCATCTACATATGGAAGTAATCCTATGTATATCTTTTTAGTTTTTAAAGAAAATAATCTTACCTTCCCGTCCCAAAATTTATTTCGGTATGAAGGCATGAACTTTGCATTTGGAACTGTATATGAGAAAAAGTCGTATAAGTCTCTTGCAAGACCATCGTCACAATCGACTTTCATAAAGACATCATCTATCTTCGAAACTTTAACCATTTTATTTAAAAGGATAACCCAATAACCACCCTACTAGTGATTCCCGTGTCCCCCTTGTGACTGGTGTGACTTGGTGATGAACGTCTGAAGGAAATACGATAATACTACCTTTAGTTTTTGCACTGAATGGTGCAGATTGCTTAATGTTGTCTAAATAAATTGTATTATCTATAGACCTTAAATTATCAAAAGAACCGCCAGGTTCTAACCATTCGAACCTCCCACCCTCATAATCATCAGGGTCGGATAACTGAATAGTTATACTCAACTTACGCACCATTCCAGTTTTTTCACAATGTATGTTTCCTACTGGGCCACTGTCTGTATGCCAAGTATAGAAATCACCACCACCTAAATGTGGTCTGTTTGTATAATTTGTAAATTGAAAATTTTCAAAGTGACTAAATTCCCATAACCAATGATTCTCTACACTTGCATATTGTATTGCAGTTGCAAGTTTTTCATGAAATTTTTGTGGTAAGTGGTGTTCTTCCATCCACTTGACTTGAGACATTCTAATATCACTAACCTCTGCACCACCCTGTTGTTCTTCTCCATCAGGGTCAAAACTATTACCACCAACTCTACCACCATGCCATTCTAGTTTACTAGCAACTGCAAGTATTTCTTTTACTTCTGTCTCATTAAAGAATGATTCTGCAATCCAAACATGTTTGTCGTAATTCATTAAGAACCTGCCATGAATTTTCTCCAATCGATTGTATTCTTAATCGTTTGGTGTCTCCAAGTAATGTTAGTCATACACTCTTTGAGATAATCTATTGTGACTTTTAAATACTCAATTTTTGCATTGAGTTCTTGTATATCTGTATCTGAATTATAGAATAATTGTAAGTCATTTTTCATAATCTTTAATCCGTCTAAAGGGTCATCATTCCAACCAAGTTCTTTTATTTGGTCTTCTGACATTTTTCCGTTATACCATAACCATTTATTTTTTAATAGTGTATCGTATTTGAATTGGTATTGTTTCATAACAAGAATCTTACTTGTTAGTAAGTCTTGATATTTTGCATGTAGTTTAGGGATTTCTAAAGAAGACTTATCAAGTTCGATATCGTCTATTTCACAATCCTTTTCCCACTGGCTCTTAATTTCATCTAATGTCATAATATACTATTATACCATATTTATGGTATTTTAGGAAGTGGATTCTATATCGTAATATGTAAATCTAAACTCTACAGTTGCAACCACGGCTTCTGTTTCTGCACCACTTTGTAGGTCTATACCACTCAATGATATAGGGAATGCATCATGGAATCTGAAGAATTTATTTGGTATGTTTTTATTAGTATTAACTACTATTGTAATGTCTGAATACTGTGCAAGGTCATTAGTGATATCACTATATTGACCTGTTGCAGTCTTTTCAGTCCCAGTAAAGTTTGCAAATGCACTTGGGTCTGACACTGGAACGATTGCGTTCATCCAGTCATACATTTCTTTGAAGTTAGACAAATCTTCGTCAACTAAGAATGATACACTTAGTGATTCAAATGACACTTTATCGCCTGGGAAAAATGCATCTAATCCAACACCAGCTGCACTGACTGTTTCAGTGAATGATAAGCCTGGAATATTTACTGATTGAATGTAGTATTCCACTGTAGGAACTTTATCAATTAGTAATCTAAAGTTATTCTTATTGAGTATTGATTTGTTAATTTCAGTCATTTAGTTTTAAAACTCTCTTATTTGTTGAAGTGTCGAAGTAATCATTACCTCTATACTCTCTAGTGACTACCTCTTCACAAAGGTATCCGTCTTTTTCATACAGTGTGGTAATTTTTCTGTGTATTATACCATCTGTTGTTTCTTCCCCATTAGGGAACGCTTTAGTTGACCAAGGGCCTTCTAAAACTTTCACTGTTCTTTCATAATCTGTCATAGTTTTTCCTTCTAAAGGGGGTGAATAATTCCACCCCACAATACTATTTATAGTTATTTTTCATTAACAAACTCATTCAATTCAGATGCAACGGCAATAATATCCTGTGCATTGATTGATGTAGTAAGTAATGGTTTCTTATCATCAGGGTGATTATCGTTGTGGGTGTAAACCGCATCGTTTTTCCTTTGTAAGTTTTCTATTAGTATAGACTGAGCCATACTTAGTAAGTCGGCTCGTATTTCATAACCTGATTTTCCATTTGACATAATTTCCTCCTGTGTGTGTGTTTATGTCTGTATCATCATTGATACCTTATATTTAGGTTGACAATAACACTCACTTTTTGGTATACTAGTAAGGTAGGAAATCGAGACGGAAGTAAGTTGGTTGTGAGAGGTTGTTCCGTATAGAAAAGGTGTTCCACACTGTTAAAGTCAATTAAGACGTGGCATATAATCGTGAGGTGTGGATAGAAACCGAACAGAGAAGCACTTGAAATTTTTGACGAATTGGAATAGTGTGGTAAACGAATTTCTTTATGGTGCCGAGCTATGCACCTAGATAAAATTGGGGTAAGGCCTCACTAGAAGGACACGCTGTAAAGAATAGGGTATTCCCTAGACATTGAACGATTGAAGTCATTAAACAAAAAAAAAGGTCTCGTAAGAGACCTTTTTAGTATTCCAATTAAGGAATGAGACTTTCGTCTTACAGAATGTTTGACACTGCAAATTTTCTGTAGTATTGGTTTGTTCCTGCTGAAGCAAGTCCGTCTGAAGGTGTAGCACCGACAAAAGGATTTGACACCATACCATATCTAGTTTTGAAACCGATTTTTGGTTGGAACGTATTCTCACCAACTGCACGAACCATTTGTAATGGAACGTAAGGGCAATAGAATAAACCAGCGTCATAAGGGTTTGAACCTCTATAACCAACTGTTAAGTAGTCTGAACCAGCATATGGGTCAACGTATACTTTAACTCTTCCGTTTAATACACCAGCAAAAGTATTACCAGTATCATCAACGTTTAAGTTGGTTGAAAGAGCAGGTGCGTAATCTAATACACCAGCCATTGACAATGCTGAAGCTACGTCTGAAGAACATAGAATAAAGTTTCCTTTACCCCTTCTTGTTTCTTTAGCAATAACATTTGATTCTCTTTCGATTTGGAACAATAGTCCTTTGAACTTTTCTACAGACCATCTTCCGTTAGCATCAACGTCTAAGTTAAATGTTCCACCAACTGCAGTTGCTGACGCACCTGTTTTAGCTTGGTTGTTAACACTTCTTACAACTTCTCTGTTGATTTCTGCTAATATTTCTGATGATAATATATTTGCAAGTTCTGATTCTGCATCAAGGCCGTGGATTGCTTTAAGGTCTTGTGCAAGTTCTAATGAATATTCCGCTTTTAGTGCTCTTGACTTTGCTGTCACTGTAGCTTTCTCGATTGAGAATGCCATTTCAGCAAAATGGTTTCCAGCACCATCACCTAGTGATTCTGCTGAAGCTGTAGACATACCTGTAGAAGTCTGTGACGCATAAGAACCATTGAATGGGTCTCCTGAGTGGTCGCTTCCTACTGAAGTTGATGTTGTTTGAGCAGATGCTGAGTAATCAGTTCTAGCTTCGTTATGTAAAGCTTCTGATGTATTCAGTCTATCAGCGTCAACGTCATCGTTATATCTTGCTTTCATAGCAAAGATAAGTCCAGTTGGGCCGGTCATTGGTTGAACACCGCAAATGTCGTATGCAACGAGATTTGGCATAGCACGTCTTACTAATGAAATCAATATTGGATCCCAGTTAGAAATTCCTGTGCCTGTGGAATTTAAAGGTGCTGCTTCTGCAAGAGTAGCTCTGTCTTCGTTTAGAGCTTTTTCTTGGTTTTCAAGGATAACAGCTGTGACTGCACGTTTGTAGTTATCTTCGATTTTTGGTAAATCGGAGTGTTCTAGAATCGGCGACCACTTATCTTGTAAGTTTTCTGATAAAAACATTGTTTTTAATCTCCTTTAAATTAACCTAATGGTTTAAGTTTTGATAATGCCTCTGAATATCTAGCAATTGAAGGTTCTAGAACAGGTTCTTTCTCTTCTGAGATTTCTCCAGTTCCTTCTTCAACTATAGTGTCTTCAGAGATGGATTCACCTTCAACTGGGAAGTAAGCTTCTTTGATTTCTTGAACTTTATCACTAAAGTCTTCGATATCTTTAAAGTCTACACCATTTGATAATGATTCCATTTTCTCTTTTTGTGATTCAGACAAGTCTTTACAGGCTTCTCTTATCACGTCACTTCTCTTAAGTTGGTCGTTCTCTTCAACAATTTCCATGTTTTTAGACACTTCGTTGTCAAGTTTCTCTTCCATCTCATCGAGACGATTTGCGAGTTCATCGATAACGTTATACTTATCTTCAGGAACGTCAACATAATGTTCTACGAACAATGTTTTCAATCCTTCGATAAAGTTTTCAGTCATCTCAGACCTCAAACCTCTTTCTATAGCAAGTTCATTTTCTTTCGTCCATTCATCTGCACAATAAGTAAGATACTTGTCAACAGCTTCCGCAAGGTCACTCTTAACTTTCTCTACTGAGGTTTTTAATTCTTCTGAGTATTGAGACTCAAGTTCTTCTTTGATTTCAGCAACTTTTGAAGTCACTGCAGCTTTGAAGATTGTTTTAGCTTTTTCTTGATTTTCTTCTGAAAGGTCAAGTGCTTCTGAGATTGCAGATAGGTCGTCTTCTACTTCTATCTCTACTAATGAAGATTCGAGTTCTGCAGAAGTTTCTTCGTCAACAGATTCTTCTTTGACTTCTTCTTCTTTCTCGTCTTCTTCTTCGTCTTCATACTTCTCTGCAAATTTAGCAACTTCTGCTTCATTCATAGATTTTAGTGTTTCAACGATTTTTCTAGCGACTTCTGCTTTTGTCAAGGTTTCGTCAACTTCGTCTTCTGATATACTACCAAAAGTTTTTTGAAGTTCTTCTTTAGTCATTTCCTTCATATTGTTGACGATAGCTTTAATGTTCTCCATTTTAGATGTTGTAGCAACATCTTTCTTAGAATCTTCTTCACCTTCTTTGAGTTTATCACCCTTTTCAGGTTTTGATGCACCTTTCTTCTGAGCATCACCTTCGTTAGAAGGTGCTGTTTCAGCTGATTTTACTGATGCAACAGCTTTGTCAACAGGATTTTCTTCAGGTTTGACGACATCTCCCTTTCCGCTTTCGATTTTCTCAGCGTCGGAAGACCCTTGTTTTACAGGCTTCTTGTCACCATCTTCTGCTTTAGCGTTAGGCTGTTGACCTTCCTCTAATGCATCTACAGTTTCTTCAACTGTATCTAGGTTTGTTTCTAACTCTGCCATGTTTTTCTCCTGTTTGAGTTTACTTTTTTATTTATATGTTAAAGACTCTCAACGAACCTTTTCCATGATTTTATAGTGATTTCTTCCAAATTATGTGATTTTCCCGTCTTAATTTCGGTATGCATCTCATCAATTTCTTGAGCAGTAAGTCTACCATGTTGATAAATCCACTCTACACCTTCCATGATTCCGTTAACGAAAGCTTCAGGTGCAGACGGGTCTGCAACAATGTCACCTGCTGTAGCAAGTTGAAAGTCATCTTTTACATATTGAGCACCACCTTTTTGTTCTAGTGAACCAAGTCCACGAGATGATACTCCCAATTTAGCACCATCATCAATCAAATTTCTTACGATTTGACCATTGGGGGTGCTTAAAATCTTTGCACGTCCCACATAGTTATTACCATCTTCTTCTAGTTTGGTAATCATATGTGAAACTTTGTCTAAATTAATTGTAGGGCCTTCAGGGTGTCCTAACTCACCGAATGCTCTATCTTGTTCTACGAATTCTTTGTTATATCTTTTTACTTCTTTCTGCATAACCTCTTTAGGGTATACACGGCCGTTTCTGTTTTTGATTTCGGCTTGCATAAAGACACCTTCAATGAAGTATTCTTTTTGTCCTTTGTCGTTCTCCTCAATTATGATTGGAGAAACACTGTAATTATTAAACTCTGATATTAATTTCATTGAAAATTTCCTCTATGTCTATATTTTCTTCTTCCGACATTGTTTTAATAACTTCCTTCATGGATTTCATTTCTTTCTCAGCAGATTTTAAATCTTTGTATGTTGCACCACCGAAACTTTGTCCGTCTATGTAGACATGAACTTTACCTCGATATTCAGTGTAAGTGATTACTATCTCCTTACCACCTATTTTTACAACACCCCTCTTGAGTTCTTTATGTCCACGAGGCAATTTAAACTTTGCTTCGTTTAACTCAACAGTGATTTCTGCAAAGGATTTCATCAGTTATTCTACTTCACCAGCTGGTTCGTTAACTTTATCCATCCAATCTACTTGCATTTCAACTCTTTTCATATCGATAGATTCTGCAGATTTCTGTTTAATACCAGTAAATACTTGGTCTTTCGCAGTATCTAACTTACCACTCTCAATTGAGTCTACTATTTCTTTTGCAATTTCACTACTCATTTTTAAAATCCTCCGAAGTCATTACTATCACTTCCTTCATTGTCCTCACCACTATCTCCTTCTTTTGAGATTTGTGAGTCTATTAATTTAATGTCTTCTTCCGTCTGTCTTAGAATGTATTTTCTAACATATTCTTTAGAGAAATACTCTCCAACATAGTCGGAAATATTTGAGAGAGTATCTAATCTCTCTCTTATTATCTCTGCATCTTTCAACTCTGTAAAGTGGTTGTCGGTTGCAAAGTCATACTGAAGAAAATCTTTGATATTATCAAATTCATCTCCAGTTGTGATTTCCTTAAGAACTAATTGTGTCTTAAGAATATCTGTAAAAACTCTTGCAAACTTCTTCTGAAGTCTGTTTGTGAACTTATTAAATTTAAGTTCGTCTCTAGAAATTTCAGACGCACGACCCATATTGAATCCGTTGTCTGCTTCCATTCTAGAGGCAGGGACGTTTAGTGATTGATATAGTTTCTTCTTAAAGTATTCTATATCTGCAATATCATCTAAATTCTGTCCACCAGGCAGTGTAGTAATTTCTGTTCCTCTACCACCTTCTCTACGAGGCAACCAAAAATCTTCCAACATACTCATATGTTTTCTATCGTCTTTGATTTCCCCTGTATCTGCATTGTAAACCAATTTGTTCTTATATCGGTTCATAACGTCTGCAAGATACTGTTCTGCTTTTGCTTTTGGAAGGTTTCCTACGTCAATGTAGAAAATTCTTCTTTCGGGAGCACGTGATATTCTGTAAATAACAAGTGCATCTTCCAACATTGATAACTGATTTGCAGTCTTCAATGCTTTGTGCAGATACCCAATGACTACGTTTTTAGTGTAGTCAAGTAATCCCGAAGTTGTATAACATACAGCTTCAGGTGCAATTCTTACAACATGTCCTTCTGTTGCAGTGGATTTATCAAATCCTTTGTCGTTAAAGAGATAGAACTCTTCTATTTTAGAAATTCTATCAATTTTGTCGGCACCCTTTTTCTTCTCAATGTTTCTAACCTTCTTAATTTTAATCGGGTCAACATTTCTTAAGTCAACTAGACCTAATTTAGGTCTTTTTGAGTCAACGACTTTATGGAAGTAAATTCTTCCATCGACATACCATTTTCTGAACAATTCATGAGAGTTCTGATTGAACTTCATTAGAGATAAGATGTGATTAAACTCTTCTTGTATCTTTTTCTTGATACTATCAGAGAGTTTAACGTCTCTGAGGTCGAGTGATACTATCTTATCTGATGTGTCAGATGTGATACACTCATTAACTATGTCTTCGATTGCAGAGTCACACTCTGGCACCAAAGACGTTTCTCGGTATCTTCGAATAAGTTCTGCCTCATTCTTGACACCGCCTTCCATATCGACAAACGACCCATAGGCTGCTCCCGATACAAAACCACTCTGTTGTTCAATGACGGGAGTCCCGTCATCGTCAACTGGTGGGACAAAGGACTTTTGATTCTTGTCCTCTATCGTTCTTAAATCGTCTTTCTTACGATTTATTTCAAACCCTAAAATTTCCATACTAATATTTATACCACCAAAATGTGTGGTAATTATTCACTTTAAAGACTACTTAACTCTTTCCCAGTGAGAGAAAGTAAAGTCAACAGTAAATTCCTCTAATGCATCAACAGTATCGTAAGATAATTCGATTGCACCAAGATTTTTTGGGAACATGTTGAAAAACTCGTATCTCGCAAGGACTGAGTCATCTTTGTTTAATTGTTCTACGAATGCTCTAGATATAAGATAATCTGTAGATGTTGAACCTACTCCACTATCCATAGCTTGAATTTCTTCCTGCCATGCTTCTAGACCACTTCTTACTGAGAACTCAACATCGTTGATAACTGTAATCTGCCAATCTTCGAAAGTTCTTTCTCCAGCAAGTTTAAGGTTGTGTCCTCTGAAAGGAACTACCACTTCTCCCAACGTTCCCGCAGGGATATTAGCAGCTTTACATAAGAACTCAATCTTATTACCAGCTCTTGGTATAAAAACTTTAAATCGGTTAGCACGTGGGCCTCCACCGATAAGTTGTGCTTTAAATTGGTCTATAGTTGCCATTTATTTCTCCTTAAACTGCACTGTATATTTCTTCAAACTCAACACCACTTCTAGCAGCAACAAAGTTTAAAGTAATAAAATTAATACTTCTAGCAGGTTTCACGAAGATAGAACAAACAAATTCATTTCTATCTATAACTGTATCAGTGTTGTTAGTTTCATCACATAATACTGAGAAATCTACTAGACCTCTTCTATTTTTAACATCTCTTAGGAAAGGTTCTACAGCAGCACGGAATTGAGCTCTTGTGAATGCATCATTGAATTCAAAGAGTTGTGATTTCGCTGCAACTGCGATTGCTTTTTCTAAGACTATGAATAACCTTCTGACATTGATTCTATCGAATGCTGAAGGACTTGTAAGACCTGTTTTGTCTCCAAATAATACTGTTCCTTGTCCAGCAAATGTCACAACTGGATTAATCCTTGCACGATATAAGTCATCTCTTGATGATTGTGAAGGGTTAAACGCAAGTTTAGTTATACCTAAGTATTGACCTCTTGAGAAACCAGCAGGTGAGAACCATGGGTCTCTTAATAAGTCTGACCTTGCCATTATACCTGCTGTGTGTCCATTAGAGGGCACGTAGCAGTATTTGTCGTTGTATCTATCGTATTGGTATACCCAACCACTGTCTAATACAACATATGAACTTGATGTGACTGATGCGTAATCTGCAATCACGTTAGTTGATTGTGCAGATTCACTTGATACACCTACGACACTTGCACGTCTAGGTGAAACTATAACCATACAATCTTTTCTTCCTTCTGCAGTTGCAATAAGTTGATT